CGTGTGCTCTTCCGATCTCCATTCTCCGTGTTTGTTCCGAACCAGCCAGGATCAGCGGTGACCGGCTCCGACCAGCTCGATGCAGTCGGGATCGGCCGGGAGCAGCCCAGACTGGAGGCGGCGCGGTTTGGGGATGAATCGTTTGGGCCGGTTGTCGCGTCTTGGGCGGAGCGTCACCTTATGGCGCTTATGCCCTGGCAGGTGTATGCGGTTACCGGGATGCTGGAACATGAGGGCGGTGAGCTGCGCCGGCGGGAGGCGCTGGTTTCTACGGCCCGCCAGCAGGGCAAGTCCGTTCTGTTGACCAGCCTGATTGGGTGGTGGATCACTGAGCATGCCGCAACGCTGGGCCGACCTCAGCACGTCCTGTCCACTGCCAACCAGCTTGACCGGGCCGAGGCAATCTTTAGCACCCTGGCCCCGATTCTGGTTGAGCGGTTCGGCGGGAAACAAATCCAGCAGATTGGCCGCAAGAAGGTCACCATGCCGGACGGGTCAACGTGGGAGATTCGGGCCGCGTCGAGCAGGTTGCACGGCGGATCGTATGACCTGATCGTCGTGGACGAGCTGTGGAACATCAGCCCCGCCACCATGGACGAAGCGCTGCGGCCCTCGATGATTGCCCGACCCAACCCGCTGCTGGCATGCTTTTCGACAGCCGGCGACATGTCCAGCCAAAGCATGATTCACATGCGGGAACAGGCGTTGGCTGACATTGACAACGGCAACCTGACCGACACCTACTTTGCGGAATGGTCGATGCCGATGGGGGCCGACCCCAAGGACGAACGCTGGTGGGGTTGGGCCAACCCCGCCCTGGGCACCACGGTTACCCTGGCCGCCCTGCGGGCCGCCGCCAAAAAAGAGTCGTTCCTGCGGGCGCACCTCAACCAATGGATTACGACCCGGGGCGCAATGCTTGACCCGGGCGTGTGGGAGAGCTGCACCACCGACCGCCCGATGCCCGGTGGCGGCGTCCTCGCCATTGACTCATCGGTGGACGAGGCCCGGTATGTCGGCACCCGCGCCACCGTCGTCGACGGGCAGATCATGGTTGACGTCGAATTTGTGGTCGACTCCGAGGAAGCCATGTGGGACGAGGTCGCCCGAGTCATGGCCGACCGCACCGTCAACCTGGCCGTAACCCCAACGCTGGAGATCCACCTGCCGCCCGAGCTTGCCCGCCGCGCCGGCACCGTCGGCTACGGCGAGCTGATCAAATACACGAGCCTGGTGCGCGGCATGATCCAGGAAGGCCGCGTCGTGCACACCGGGGCGCGCACCCTGTCCGAGCACATGAACCGTGCCGTGGGTGTCAAGACCGCGCAGGGCTACGTCCTGTCCTCGCAGAAATCGCCCGGCCCGATCGAGGTCGCCCGCACAGCTGTCTGGGCCATCGCCCTAGTCAGCCGCCCGCAAACAAAACAGAAACCCATGCTTGTAGTTTCCTAGTGCTGTATGGTGACCGCGGCGGCCCCGTGTCGGGCGGTGGCCACCACATCGAGACATGGCACTGTTTACACGCAAAGAAACGAAAGCGCAGATAAGCCCCGCCGAGCCGGCGGTGCGCGCAGCTGTCGGCGGGTACAACCCCAACGCCGCAGGCGTGTCCCTCATCGGGCAGTACTACACCTACCAGGAAGGCGAGGCCCGTAACCGCGCAATGCAGGTGCCAGCCATTAGCCGCGCCCGCGACCTTCACGCAAGCGTGCTGTCGTGCATGCCGCTCAAAATGTATCGGGAACGCTGGAACGCTGACGCCCGTGAAATGGAAGACGAAGACCTGGCGCCCCGGTCGTGGCTGCGCCGGCCCGACCCGTCCATCAGCTACGAGACGTTTGTGTCCTGGCTGTTTGACGACCTGTTCTTCTACGGCCGCGCATTTCTGTACGTCACCAGCCGCACCCAGGACGGCTATCCCGCATCGTTCACCCGTCTGCCGACCGGCTCCATTACCACCCCCGACCAGACTGGCCCTGTCTGGTACGCCCCCAGCAACGAGCTGTATTTCAACGGCGAAATGCTTGATCCCGCAAACGTCGTGCAATTCATCGGCGCAAGCCAAGGCCTGATTTACAGCTCAGAGCAAACAATCGCCACCGCCCTACGCATCGAGGACGCCAGGCTACGCAACGCCGCTTCTTCAATACCCTCAGGCATCCTGCGTCAGGTCGGTGGCGAACCTCTCAGCGCCCAGGAACTAGCCGACCTGTCGGCGGCGTTCAACGCGGCCCGGTCATCCAACCAGACCGCCGCTCTAAACGAATTCCTGACGTACGAGCCGACGTCGGCCACCCCAGACAAAATGCTGCTGATCGAGTCGGCCCAATTTTCGGCGCTGCAAATGGCACAAATTGCAAACATCCCGCCGTACCTGTTGGGTGTCCCGACCGGCTCATACGCGTACACAAACAGCCGTGAGTCGCGCTGGGATCTGTGGCTGTATGGCACCAAGAGCTACGCCGAAGTCATCGCGTCCACGCTCAGCTCCAACAGCATCCTGCCGAACGGCACCTACGTTGCGTTCGACTACGAGGCGTACCTAGGCGAAATGGACGACGCAAACACCTCACGCGAAATGGTCGACGTTGAGGAAAACACCCAGGAGGAGATTGCATGATCCGCTTTACGTCAGATTCTGTCAGCGTTCAAGCCGCCAAAGGCGACGACGGCGAGCGCCGCATCGACGCCATTGCCGTGCCCTACAACGTGTTTGCCACCGTCAGCGGCGGCCAGGAAGTCATGTTCAAGCCGGGCAGCCTGCCGGTCGACGGCAAGGCACCCCGCGTTTTCATGTACCACGACGCCAGCAAGCCGATCGGCATCGTGGCTGAGCGCGTCGACACTGACGAAGCCATGCTGGCGTCCATGCGGATTTCGCGCACCGCGCTGGGCGACGAGGCGCTGGTGCTTGCAGCCGACGGCGTGATGGACGTGTCCGTCGGCGTGAACCCGATTGAGTTCACCGAAGACAAGCAGGGCCGCATCATCGTCACGAAAGCCGAGTGGATGGAATTGTCACTTGTTCCCATACCGGCGTTCGCAGGTGCTACCATCACAGAAGTAGCCGCGCAAGCAGCGACAGACCCCGACGAAACCGAAAACCCCGAAGTTCCACAGGAGGAACCCATGGAAGCCACACCCGCACAGGCAGACGTCGTCGAGGCAGCTGCCATTCCCACCCCGGCACTGCCGGCCCAGCCAAAGCGCAAGTTCGACCTCCCCACCCCGGGCGAGTACCTCGCAGCCATGCACGTCGGCGGCCAGACGTTCGCAAACGTCGCCGCAGCCGCCCGCGACTACATGATCAGCAAGCAGTCCGCGTTCGAGGCCGCCGCAGGCGACGTCCTCACGACCGACACGCCCGGTCTGCTCCCGGTGCCGGTGCTTGGCCCCGTGTTCCAGGATCTGAACTACATCCGCCCGGTCGTCGCAGCAGTCGGTGCCCGCGCCATGCCCGACGGCGGCAACAGCAAGACGTTCATCCGCCCGACCTGGACGACCCACACGTCGGTGGGCGCACAGTCTCCCGAGCTGAACCCCGTGTCGGCAACCACGCCGGTGATCGCGTCCAACGTCATCAGCAAGACCACCGTCGCCGGTCAGGTCACCCTGTCCGTGCAGGACGTCGACTTCACCAACCCGGCCGCCATGGAAATCATCCTGCGCGACCTTGCTGGCCAGTACCTGCTCAAGACCGACGACATTGCAGCCGATGCCATCGTGTCGGGCGGTGCCGCATCGGGCGCAACCTGGTCGGTCACCGCAAACGACCCGTCCACGCTCATCAGCGCCATCTACACGTCGGCGTACAACATCTTGCTGGCAACGAACTTCCTGCCCGACCACATCTTCGTGGCCCCCGGCGTGTGGCAGGCGCTCGGCGCACAGCTCGACGCAGACAAGCGCCCCGTGTTCCCGTACGTCGGCGCAGCCGGCCTCATGGGCGTCAACGGCATGGGCGCAGCCAACGTCACCGTGGCAAACACGTTCAACCCGTTCGGCCTGAACCTCGTCGCAGACCGCAACTTCGCGGCCGGCACCATGGTCGTCGCCCGCGGCGCAGCGATCGAGTTCTACGAGCAGGTGCGCGGCCTCATGAGCGTCGAGGTGCCCGGCACGCTGGGCCGCACGTTCAGCTACTACGGGTACGTCGCAGCGTTCATCGCCGACGACACGCAGGTGCAGAAGATCACCGTTTCCTGATAACGGAACGGAACTAGCACCATGTCGCAGATTGCGTACGTCATCCGGGCCATGCGCCTGGATGACTACGCAGTCGTGCAACTACTGGTCAACATTGACGCCGCCCCCGAACAATCCGTAGAGATCACTGGCGTCGGCAACGGTTTCAACGACTCCGACGCTGTCGCGGTTGCGTTCCCGCAATACGAATTCACGGGTGTCGACGACACTGGCGAATGGACGTTCAACTACGAAAACCCGGTGCCCAACCAGGTCATGTACCAGAACCCTGGGGCCGACGTCACCTACTACGCGGTAAACCCATACGGCGAGCTGGAATGGAACCCTGTTTGCACATGGGCGACAAACGCCAACGTGACCGAATGGCTAGGCATCGCTGTCGCCACCGCAAACGACACTGCGTTCATAACTAAGTGTGTCAAGGCTGCAAACCAGTTTGCGTATCGACGCCGGCTGGAGTCTGGCTATCTGACTGACGAGCTGCATACAGTGCCTGGCGACGACGTCCTGCTGGGCACGATCATGTATGCCGCGCTGTTGTATAGGGAGCGCGGATCCGCTGATTCGTTTGCGTCATTTGATGCCATGGGCACTGTGCCGGTGCCTAGCGCTTTGGGCCGCATCCTGCAGCTGCTTGGCGTCGGTCGCCCGCAGGTCGCCTAATGGCCGTCTCAGGCATCCTGTGGGACGCGGTAAACGCCACCAGCACCGCCATAGCCGCCCTGAACACCGGGTACGCGGTCGTCACCGACCCGCGCAACGCCCGCCCCATGACGTTCTTCCTGGAGCTGCCAACCGTCGAGGCGTTCACCTACAACGTCGGCGACATAACCCTGCGGATCAGGATCTGCGCCCCGCCACCCGGCAACCAGGACGCCAGCAACTTCCTGCTTACATTGGCAGACACCATCATGAATTCACCAATAGCCGTGACAGACCTGCGCCCAGGTGTCATGATTATTGGCGGCGGGCAAGAAATGCCAACCTACGATCTAACCGTGCGGGTAGCCGTGCGGCGCAACTAAAGGAAAGACAATGGCCACCAGCACATTCCTCTCGAACGCCACGGTGAACATCACCCAGGGCATGACCACCACCGACCTGTCCGACCAGTGCCGAGCGGTCACCGTTACCGTCGGCGTCGACCCGCTGGAGTCCACCGCCATGGGCGACACCGGCCACCGCTTCGTCGCCGGCCTCCAGTCCGTCGAGGTCACCCTGGAAATGTTCCTCAGCTACGGCGCGAGCGAGGTTGAGGGCATCCTGTCGTCCTGCGTCGGCACCGGCACCACCACGCTGACAATCAGCCCGTCGGGCACCACCGAATCGGCCACCAACCCCGAGTACGTCATCACCAACGCCATGCTGGAAGGCTTCACGCCCATTGCCAGCACCGTGGGCGAGCTTGCCATGGTCACCGCCACATTCACTGGCGGCACCTGGGTGCGCGACGTCACGGCCCCGTAAACACCTACCAACTTAGGGAGAAGAAATGCAGCTGCACCTGCACGTCACCACAAACGACGGCCAGGACTACACCGTCAGCACAAATCTGTTTGTAATTGTCGCGTGGGAACGCAAATTCAAGCGCAAAGCATCCGACCTGGCCGCCGGCATTGGCGTCGAGGATCTTGCGTACATGGCGTACGAATCCTGCAGGCAAACAAATGTGCCCGTTCCGGCTGTCTTTGACGACTACGTCAAGAAACTGGCTGCCATTGAGGTTGTCGGGCAGGAAACCGAAAACCCTTCCTAAAGGGGTCATACCACCACGCGCTAGCCACCGTGCTGGTCGCCACCGGGTACTGGCCTCCACAGATCCCGTTTGAAGGGCGAGCGCTGTCCACGGTGGTTAGTATCTTGAACGAGCAAGCGAGGAAACAACGGTGACGACGACAGCCAACATCAGCCTGGTAGGCGTCGAGGATGCCATCAAGCAGCTGCGCAAGATTGACCCTGAACTACGCAAACAGTTCAACCGTGACGCCAAGGACATTGCGGCGCCGGCAATCACCACAGCCCAGCGCAACTACCCTGAGATGCCGTTGTCCGGTATGGCCCGCCAGTGGCAGTCCAAGGGGCGCATCTTGTTTCCGTATGTGGCTGCCAAGGCGCGTCGAGGCGCCAAGGTCAAGGTTGACACGTCCCGCAAGACCAGCAACGTCATCCTGATTCAGCAGACCGAACCAGGAGCCGTGATCTTTGAGACGGCAGGCCGCAAGACCAATAACGTCCTGGGCCGCAACCTCGGCCCGGTGGACGCCGGGCAAACGCGTGTCCTGTCCAAAGCGGTGGAGTCCAATCGGCGACAGCTGGAGGACGGCTTCGAGAAGCTTGTCAAGGACGTGATGCGCCGCGTAAACGAGGACATGCGCTAATGGCCATCCAGATCCCGATCATTTCCGAGTTTGTTGACTCTGGCATCAAAAAAGCCGTCAAGGAATTCAAGCAGCTGGAGACGACCGGCGCTAAGGCACAGTTTGCGCTAAAGAAGGCCGCAGTGCCCGCCGCAGCGGCGCTCGGGGGCCTTGTGGCCGTCCTAGGCGACGCCACCAAGGGCGCAATGGAGGACGCAGCCGC